GCATGGTGTCGAAGTGTCTGCATCTCTGCGGAAAGTTAGTGAGATATATAAAGTCGGGCAGAAAGGTGATGAGGTAGTAAACGCGTTAGGTAAACGACGCGCTGACTTTACTGCTGACGAACTATCAAGATACGGCGACTACTGTATCAACGATGTCGAACTTACTTATAAGCTATTCGGCATATTCATGGACAAAGGATTCCCCAAGAAAGAACTCAAAGTTATTGATATGACTTTGAAGATGTATACAAATGCACAGCTTGAACTGGACTTATCTAAGTTACAAAAACACATCCTCACACTTAAACAACAGAAGGATGAGCTGTTAGAACAGTGTGGTATAGAGAAAGATGAACTTATGTCCAACCCTAAGTTTGCTGATGCTCTGACTAAACTAGGTGTGCAACCCCCCACTAAAGTATCCCTACGTACAGGTAAAGAAACCTTTGCATTCGCTAAGAGTGACGAAGCATTCAAAGAATTACAGGAACACGAAGACCCCAGAGTACAGGCTCTAATTGCAGCTCGCATCGGTTTGAAAAGTACACTTGAGGAAACACGTACACAAAGGTTTATTGATATAGCGATGCGCGGCAAATTACCTGTACCTATACGTTACTACGCGGCTCACACTGGAAGGTGGGGTGGATTAGACAAGGTAAACTTACAGAACTTACCGTCTCGTGGGGATAATGCCAAGGTACTCAAGTCATGTATACGCGCTCCCGAAGGCTATACTCTAATCGAATCCGACTCTGCGCAGATCGAAGCTCGTGTGCTTGCATGGTTAGCAGAGCAGAACAACCTAGTGAAGTCATTTGAGAAAGGCGAAGATGTATATAAGAAGATGGCTTCTATTATATACGGTAAACAAGAAGACGAAGTTACGTCTGAAGAACGCTTCATAGGTAAGACCACAATACTTGGAGCGGGGTACGGTATGGGTGCGGTGCGGTTTCGCGAACAGCTAAAGACGTTCGGTGTTGATATACCTGAAGATGAATGTCGCAGGATTATCCGAGTGTACCGAGAAGCCAACAGTCAGATTACTCAGTTATGGCGTGACGCACAGGCTTGTCTAATAGGCATGTACCAGAAAGAAAGTATATCGTTTGGCAGGGCGGGCGTGTTAGGTGTAATACACAAAGACGTTGCCATAAGGTTACCATCTGGCTTACTGATGAGGTACGACGACTTGGATGGTGAGGAAGAAGAGAGAGGACTACAGTTTTCTTACAAGACTCGCATGGGGCGGGTCAAAATATACGGTGGTAAGGTTATAGAAAATGTATGTCAGGGCATTGCACGTTGTGTTATGGCAGAACAAATGATCAGAATATCAGAAAGATACCCTATAGCACTTACAGTACACGATTCTGTGGTATGCTGTGTGAAGGACACTGAAATCGACGAAGCTGCTAGTTACGTTGGTGAGTGTATGGCATACGTACCAGAATGGGCAGAAGGCTTACCCGTTTGTGGTGACGTTGAAGTTGGTAAAGATTACGGAAACTGTAAGTTATGGCAACCACAAACAAACCCGCTTGGTCTTTCAGTAGCATAAAAACTTTTGACCAATGCCCAAAGAAGTATTACCACGTTAAAGTCGCTAAGGATTACGAAGAAAATTTTAACACCGAAGCTATACTTTATGGTAACGAGTTCCACACAGCCGCCGAGTTGTATGTAAGAGGTGATGCGGAAGAGTTAGACCCTAGGTTTGATTACGCTAAAGACGCGTTAGATAAACTTAAGAATATGAAAGGTGAGAAGTTGTGCGAACACAGGATGGGGCTTACTTCTAATCTCGATCCTTGTGGTTTTTTCGACCACAAAGTGTGGTTTAGAGGTGTAGTAGATTTAGCCATACTAGATAGAGAATCCGGTACGGCTAGAGTTATAGATTACAAGACTGGAAAGTCTGCTAAGTATGCAGATAAGGGACAGCTTGAACTTATGGCGTTGTGCATCTTCAAGCATTTCCCAGAAATACATACCGTAAAAGCCGGGCTTTTGTTTGTTGTCTGTAACGCGTTTGTGAAAGATTTATATGAAGTAAAACAAGAACCGGCACTTTGGCAAAAATGGCTAATGGAGTACGGCAAACTGGAGAAAGCGTACGAGAATGATGTATGGAATCCACGACCTACGGGCCTTTGTCGCGCTCACTGCATTGTGTTGGAGTGTCCACATAACGGTAGGAGATGATAAAAATGACTTATTATGACGGTCAAGACGAAGATAGAGATGATGTTTGTTCGCATTGTGGGGCTAATATGCGCGAGTATACATTTGTATTGAACGAACATTTAATAAAAGCGTTAAAGAAACTGTACGATGTCGGTGGGGATGCGCACTTAAAAGACCTTGAACTTGAATATAACCAACGTAATAATTTTCAAAAGCTAAAGTTTTGGGGTTTAGTTTCGCAAAACAAACAAAAAAGTGGAAATTGGGTAGTGTCTGACTACGGTAGAGAGTTTATAGAAACTAATCTTTCAATATCCAAGCGGGTTGTGACTTACAGAAACACGTTCAAAGAATATAAAGAACCTATAGATTATGTGACTTTTAACGAGTTATATTATGTCCCTGCGCAGGAAGATAAAACGTACAAGAAGCGTGAAGACTACCTAAATGATTCAGAAGATTTTTTTGATCAGTGGAGAATATAATGCCCTACACCAAAAAGAAACGACCATATAAGAAAGAATACGAACAGCAGAAAAAACGGGGTGAACATGCTGATCGTATGGAAAGACAACGCGCCCGACGTAAAATAGACAAAGAAGGTACAGACAAGAACAAAAACGGTAAGGCTGATAAGCGTGAAGGTAAGGACGTATCACACAAGAAGGCATTAAGTAAGGGTGGCAGGAACTCTGACGGTGTGAAGATACAGAGCAAATCTAAGAATCGGTCTTTCCGTAGGAATTCGCAAGGTAAATTAGTTTCCGAAACTAGCAAACGCGAACGTAAGAAAAATAATAAAACTTAACAAAAAGGTAGAATGATGAGAGTAGTAGATAACAGGGGTTTACTTCTGCATGTACGCGACCCCAAAAAAATAACGACAGCTATACCTAACAGCAAGCATTTAGGTGGTAATGATGTACTTGTCAAGTGGGGCGTAGACGAGTCCAGAGTCCTCAGTAACCTAAACATACGCAACGTCCCGTCCCCCATACTGGGTAAATACGATTGGGTTGGTAAGTATGAACCCTTTGACCATCAACGCACAACAGCTTCTTTCCTTACCATGAACCGTAGGGCTTTTTGTTTTAACGAACAGGGAACTGGTAAAACAGGCTCGGCTATCTGGGCATCCGACTTCCTACTGAAGGAAGGCATTATCAATCGAGTCCTCATTGTATGTCCATTGTCGATTATGGATTCGGCATGGCGTAATGATCTGTTTAACTTTGCCATGCACCGTACCGTAGACATAGCGTATGGGGCGCGTAAGAAACGTCAAGAGATAATAAATAGTGGAGCAGACTACATAATCATAAACTACGATGGTGTAGAGATTGTAAAAGAGGAAATCGCAAATGGTGGATTCGACCTGATAATCGTAGACGAAGCTACTCACTATAAGAACGCAAACTCTAGACGATGGAAGGTACTTAACTCCCTACTAACATCAGAAACTTGGCTCTGGATGATGACCGGAACCCCAGCGGCTCAGTCTCCTGTAGATGCGTACGGGTTAGCAAAGCTAGTCAATCCGAAAACTGTACCCAGATTCTTTGGCGCGTTCCGTGAAATGGTTATGTATAAGATTACCCAGTTTAAGTGGGTGCCCAAACCAAATGCGGTGGATGTCGTATTTAACGCGCTACAACCCGCCATACGGTATACAAAAGAACAATGCTTAGATTTACCAGAAATGACTTATACCAAGCGTGAGGTAGAACTAACAGCCCAACAAAATAAATACTACAACGAACTGAAAAAAGAAATGATCTCAGTAGCCGCAGGAGAGCAGATAACGGCGGCAAACGCGGCAGTCAATATGAACAAGTTACTGCAAATATCTTGTGGTGCTGTCTATACCGACAGCGGAGACACAGTGCAATTCGATATAAAGAATCGCTACAAAGTATTACGGGAAGTTATAGATGAGTCTAGCCAAAAGGTCTTGATATTTGTACCGTTCAAGCATGTCATTGATTTACTTAAAGAAAAACTAAATAAAGACGGCATTACTAGCGACATAATCTGTGGCGATGTGTCTGCACAAAAACGAACCGAGATATTTAAACGGTTTCAAGAAGAAGAAGACCCACGCGTTCTCATAATACAACCACAGGCTGCTGCACATGGTGTCACTTTAACAGCTGCAAACACGATAGTTTGGTGGGGGCCGGTGCCCTCACTAGAGACATACGCACAGGCCAACGCTCGCGTTCACAGGTCAGGTCAGAAACACCCCTGCACCGTTGTTCAGTTACAAGGCTCAAGTGCCGAGAAACGAATCTATAGCCTTTTAGATGGCAGATTAGATGTACACACAAAAATAATAGATTTATATAACGAAATACTTGAAATATAAACTATAAAGCACTATATTACATAAAACATAATAAACAAAGAGGATGATGAAATGTCTGATACTAAACCAGACCTTGATCGTATTGTCAGTGTATACTTGAAAATACGTGACAAAAAAGTGCAAATCACTAGTGAGTTAAACGACAAACTAGCTGAACTTGACACTAAGTTAAAAGTGATGAACGACGCGCTACTAGAGCATTGCAAAGAAAACAATGTTGAGTCTGTGCGTACTGAGCATGGCACGTTTTACCGTTCCACCAAGACCAAATACTGGACTGGTGATTGGGAGGCCATGAGTCAGTTTATCATAGATAACAATGCCGTAGACTTAATGGAGAAGCGTATCCATCAGGGTAATATGCGCGTCTTTCTTGAGGAAAACCCAGATTTGCTACCGCCGGGATTGAACGTCGATAGCGAATACACCGTTACTGTTAGGAGGAAAAAATGAGTGACGCGTACGTCCCTATAGATGACCTTGCCAAACACCTAAGCGTAAAAGTTAGCACTGTGCGCAGTTGGGTGCAGAAAGGTCTTATCGCAAAAGCCGGATATATTAAAATTGGTAGTACATACCGATTCAATATACCCACAGTAGTAGCCAACCTACGGGGTGATTCTTTACCCGCAGAAAAAGCCAACGCTAGTATAGAAGACATTGTAAGCTCTTATGAGGGTGAGTTATTCGCCGATGAAGACAGCAATGAACCAGAGCAATTAGAACTAGACTTTAATGAGGATGAAGATATATGAGTACCAATATGACCTTGTTCGAGAATATGCCGGACGACTACAAAGAACTACTAGCACAACTACAACCAGAACAAAATACTGGCGGTAGTGGGAATGGTGGTATCAAACGCCTAAGCATTCGCGGGGGTGTTTTCCGCAAAGTAGTAAATGGTAAGGAGATAGCGGAACTAGAAGACCGTAGTATCAAAGCTATCATAGTAAAAACCGCACCTATCTCAAGAGAGTATTACCAAGGGCAGTTTGTTGCAGGGCAAAATAATCCCCCAACATGCTGGTCTGCCGATACTAATACCGGTACGCCTTCTGAAGATGTAGTAGTAACCGATAGGCAGTCTGCTACTTGCTTTGACTGTAAGCAGAACATTAAAGGCTCTGGGCAGGGCGAAAGCCGTGCGTGTAGATTCAAACAACGTATCGCTGTGCTTTTAGCTGACCAAGACGGCACTGTGCGTAGTAAAGAACTATACTTGCTCAACCTACCCGCTACTAGCCTATTCGGTAACGAAGGTAAGAAGATGGGTTTACAGGCTTATGCAAAACTCCTTGCAGGTCAAGGGGCTATCGTTGCTTCCATAGTTACGGAGATACGTTTTGATACAGATAGTAGTACACCAAAACTGCTGTTTAAACCAGAGCGTCCCATATCTAAAGAAGAACTAGAGTTAGTAATCGAGACTCAGAAGAATCCCGAAACTGATAAATTAGTAGCTTTGACAGTAAAACCGAAAGAAGACACTGGCACAGAGCAATTAACTAATGGTAAAGTTGCCAGTCCACCTCCAGTATCGGAGGAGACAAAAGAGCAAAAAGCCAAAGCCGATGAACCTGTCGAAGAACCAACTGTCAAAAAAGCTAAGAAGAGCAAAGACACACCGCCAGAAAAAGCTGATCTTGCCAGTTTATTGGACGAGTTTGATGATTAAACCAATGATACGGGCATCCTAGTGGTGCCCGTGTTTCTCTTTTATATGGTCAGAAAATGGATAATACAAGAAAATTCTTTGACGCTATATTGAGCGGAGAAGGGCATTACTGTCTGGTAGGCATAAAAGATAAAAAGATAACACACCAACAATTTTACGATTCAATAGAAGCGGTTACAGAAAAAGCCACTACACTAGACGCCAACGGACACGACACGTACTTTGCATTAGGTACGTTTGAAAAAGATACAACACGAAAAGCCGACAACGTACTTCACATGAAGGCGTTGTTCTTAGACTTAGATTGCGGTACAGGCAAACCCTACAGTACACAGGGCCAAGCAGTTACCGCTCTTCTTAAGTTTTGCCAAGAATACTCGTTACCAGAACCTACTAGCATAGTTAATTCTGGGCGCGGTATACATGTATATTGGGCATTAGCTCATTCCTACCCTAGAGCGGAATGGCTACCTGTAGCGGAACGGTTAAAATCCGCCTGTGTAGAGTTTGGTTTAGAAGCAGACCCCGTTGTTACTGCTGACGCGGCTCGAATACTACGCGTACCAAATACGCATAACTTTAAATCTGATCCCGCTTCAGACGTGCGGATTATGTTGTTTAAAGAAGAAAGCGTGTTTGATTTAGATACGTTTGTTGAGAAGTTGCCAGAGTCATTGATACCAGTTACATACCCTCAAGAGTTTACAAGTGTAGCCAGCGAGGATATGCGTAACATAATTGGTGAGACGCATAAGAAAACGTTTACAAAATTACTGAAAGCCTCACTTAACGGTGGGGGGTGTAAACAATTTAGAGACGCGTTACTAGAACCCAATGGCGTTGAGTACCCGTTATGGCTTAATTTGTTATCTATAGCCAAACATTGCGACGATAGGGAACATGCTATACACGCTATATCGTGTAACTACGACGGGTACAGTGCTGAAGAAACAGAGAAGACAGCTGCATCTATAAACTCACCGCACCACTGTAGTACGTTTACAGTTAGTAATCCTGAAGGATGCAAGGGTTGCCCACATAGGGATAAAATAAAATCGCCCATATCTTTATGCATGGAGTTGAGGGAAGCCGAATCCAATACCGTAGAGGTTGTCGAAAAAGTAGAACCTTTGGCTGAGGGTGAGGAAACAGTAGAGCAAGAAGTAGTAAAGACGAAGGTAGACATTCCAGAATACCCAGAGCCATACTTTAGATTAAATCCTTCGGGTGGTATAGGCAGGTACACAAAAGACGCTGATGGTAATACCGACACAGAAACTATCTACTCACATGATTTATATTTAACAAAACGCATGTATGAGCCGGGGCCAGATGGTGGCCCGTGCTGGGAAGTAGTACACCACACCGCACGAGAAGGGCTACACAAATTTGTACTTAAAGCTACGCAACTAACTAACAGAGAACAATTTAATAAAATACTATCTATAAATGACATAATCGTACCGCAAAGAACCGGGACAGACTTACAAAGCTATATGATTAAATGGGTAGATAAACTTAAAGTTACGGAAAACATTACACAAGTCCACACTCAGTTTGGGTGGACACCAGACCATAAATCTTTTGTGGTAGGTGACAGGGAGATATTTGCTGATCGCATAGATAAGAATCCGGCAGGTAGTAGGACGGCACAGTATTTTTCGCACTTCGGTAAGAAGGGTACGTTAGAGGGTTGGAAGAAAGTAGTTAAGTTTTATGATAAGCCGGGGTTTGAAGAACATCAGTACATGATGGGACTTAGTTTCGGATCGCCTTTAATGGAAATGGTACCTAGTGTAGCAGGGTGTATATTTCATGCGTTAAGTAGCGAAACAGGTCACGGTAAATCTACTGGTATGTTAGGTGGGGCTTCAGTTTGGGGTAACCACAAACAGCTTGTTTTGAAAGGTAAGGATACACCCAACTCAGCTTGGAACAGAGCTGAGATATATAAAAATATAGTGCTATATGTTGATGAAGTTACAAACTACCCCCCTGCGGCGGCTAGTGAGTTTGCCTATTCTGTGTCTGACGGCGTACAACGTAATAGGATGTCTAATACAGGTAACAACCAAGAAAGGTACAGAGGGATAGAATGGAGCTTAAATTGCGGTACAAACGGTAATGTCAGTCTTTTGGAGGTGATTAGCAAGCATAGAGAGTTACCTAAAGGCGAAGCCGGACGTATACTGGAAACATTGGTACATAAAAGATTATTTGGTAGCGACGGCGCTAAACTAGCTTTTAGTCTCAATAGGGACTTAGAGAACAACTACGGGCATGCCGGAGAAATATTCATACAAAAAATTATAAAAAATTACAAAACAACTGAGGCACTAGTTAATGATATACGCACTAAGATAACTGAGGATGCTAATTTAGAGGCAGAACATAGGCATTGGTCTGCTCAAGCCGCTACCGTGTATGTAGGATTACTTATTGCTAAAAAGCTAGGTCTTATAGATTGGGACTTAGACGCTTTATATGCTTGGATTGTAAATAAACTTGCTATGTCACGCGTCGGTTTGGACTCTATGACTCTAGATGTAGAAGAAATTGTAGCTCAATTTTATGCGGATCATGTTAGAAACATACTACGTGTAAAAGGGAATGCTGTACTAGATGAAGAAATGCAACACATAGTTACCCCAGATGCTACACCCGTGTACAAATGGGTTGGTAGACATGAGTACGATATAGGTAAGTTTTATGTTAGGCCAAGCGTACTTAAAGGTTGGTGTGTAGAAAAAGGTTACCACTACGACGGTATAGTAGAGCTTATGAGACAGCATTTACAAGGTAAATCTACTAGGATAAGGTTGGGACGCGGTACCAAATTGGATTTACCAGTGCAACGCGTATTAGAAATGTCATGGGCAAAGAATGACAAGGGAAGCAATAACTGACATATCGCCGGATGGGGTTCGTATAGTAGTCGAATGGCCTAAGTTCTTACCGGGCACATCAGTATTCATACCGGCTATAAACACGACAAAGGCTGTTAGTCACTTACTGAAAGCTACGCGGCTGGCTAGAGGTGACATAGCAAAACGTGTTTGTGTAGAGAATGGTAAGTATGGGGTGAGGGTATGGCGATTAAGCTAAGTATTTGATACTATAGAAGCTCATCATTCTCTAAAAGAGAAACTATTTAGCCCCCTTTATTGGGGGCTTTTTTTAGTCTTCGAACTCTCTATTAGACTCCAGAATTTCCGGTATATACCTTTCTGTAGTAGGTAAACCACCCGTTACTATAGCGTTTAATGATCGCCCAGACCTTAGTGTTAGTGATTGAATTATATCACTCGGTTTTATTGCGTGAGCAGGATGGTCTTTATTAAATTCCGCGATTTCTTTTACCACATCTGAAACGGATTCTTCTGGTTCTTTTTTAGTTGCACTTGCAAAACGGTCTAACAAACCACTTTTTCTCGTAGCGATACCCCGCGTAACTCTTGAGTTCCTAGATAGCTTGTCTCGCTCAACCCTATTTACAGAGGGAGAAAAACCGGCTGCTTGCATTAATGCGTCCCTCAACCCAATGTCACCTACAATTACATCCCCACGAGCAGTTTCATATCCGTTGGTGTAAAATTCGTAAGCCTTCATTACATTACCCACACCGCTCGGCATAGCTTGCCTAAACGCTCGTTCATCGTTGTTTGGGTCACCATCCATCAACATTAATACTGACTCCATAGTACGTTTGCCTATACTTAAAGAAGGCCCACCAAGAGCTTCCATCCAGTATTCATATTCATTATCGGGTACGTAATTACCTCTGTCCCTAATCATTAAGTTAGTAAGAGCGATACGGTCTGTCACATCAATACCGAGATAGTTGAACAAAGCCCCATAATACCAACCCAACCCTATTTGTTTAGCCACTATGGTATTGGCATCATCTTCGTCATCACCTAGGAACAGATTAGCAATAAATGTGAACAAACCGTAGAACGGTATGCCTTTTACACCCACAAGTGTAGCGCCTGTTCCGGTAACCCACATAAACGTGTTTTTTAGTATTCTTGTTTCTTCTGCTTCTTCAGCGTTCATGGCTTTGCCGGTCATAGTTTTAAACAAAGCCTCAACCATACGTAGATGGGTGTATAAGAATTGCGCCGGTACTTGCTTAAACTGCATCATAAGACTTCCAGCACCACCCAAGAAAGTTTGCCCAAATCTAGGGGCGGCTGTAAGTAAGGGCGAAGAGTTTACCCATAAAGTTACATCAGTGGCTTTCTTAGCGGCAGCGTTACCGTATTTTTGAATATCTGCGTCAGTTAGTTTTTCTATTTTTTTACCGGTCTGCTTTTCCATCTCTAGGATGTATGTACTAAGGGCACTTACTTGACGTATAAATCGCTCACTGTGGTTAAATAAGAACCCACTTGCGTAAGATACTTTGTTAATAAACGGTGATGCGGGGCTATCTAACTGAGAAGTTTCTGCTGCTATAGTGCGAGTATCCATACCGAGTGTTTTTAATCTTTCTATGATCGGAGCGGCATACCTTCCAAACTCGCCCATCTCCTTACCTAGCTCGTTAGTTAAGCTAAACCCGCCTAGTTCTCGTATTACGCTGTCTTCTGACAGAGCGTTACCATTTTCATCTACGTCTAAAACACCATCCCTCCCTACTTTACCGAATGTTTTCATATACAGCTTCATAGCTTTGATGGTAGCCGAAGTAGCTTTAAACCCACCGTATTCGCCAGCTAGTCTGGACTGGAGCACTATTGGCATTATAGATATGTTTACGGCTATGGAGCTTATATTAGCCCCAAGTGTCATGTTAAATGTCAAAGCACGAGCAGTACGCGCCCAGTTTGGTAAGTATGGGTTTTTAGAAAATTCTACGTAGCTTGGTAGTTTGCCCGGTTGCGTATCTGTTTCGGCTTCTGTACCAGCTACTGCGGTAGCTAGTTCTTTTAAGAATGGCTGATCTTCGGGTAGTGCGTCTCTGGCAGCTCGCACCTTCTGCGATGCTTCTGCTAAGTCAACTTTATGTTTTATATTTGCATAGCTAGTTATAAACCTAGGCATTGTTTTTTCAAACGTGTGGATAAAGTCACCTTCAAAAAAGTGTATACCTTGTCTAGCTTGCTTAGATTCTATGATCCCCTTTTCCGGTAGTGAGCGGAGCACCAAATCCTGTAAGAATTCAGTTACTTGAGTTTTGGTTTGAGCTACTTGTTTTTTAGCTTCACCTTCTAGTTCAGGTATACTTTTGAACACATCATTAACACGTTTCTGTAACTCAGTAACAAATTCTATTGACGGTATATCTCCTTGACTTATCCTACTTTTAATATCCTCAGTTTTTCTGCGGTTTATACTACCTACGATTACCCCCTGCTGACCACCATCCCTCTCAACTGCGGGTTGTGCTTGTAGTCTTTTTATAGCAACTTCCCTGTCCGCTACCGTTTCGAAAGAGCCAGTAGCGTAGTTGACTTGCCCGTTACCGTCTATGTACTCAAATTCTATCCAGTGTTCCCCTTCACGATAAAGTTTAAAATACGGATCAATACGACCAAATTCTAGGCGTTTACGGAATAAAATCTCGCGTACCCCATTTTTTATCGTAACCTCAGAATCTTTGTCATTTGCTATTTTTATTTTTTCAATGTTTGCGTCTTCTGCGGCTCTTATATTCTCGTCAAGCCTTAGATACTCATCGCGTATTGTCTTTATCGCTCCACGCTGTGTAGGCGTAAGCTGCTTCATTTTTTCTCGCAGTTCTTTATATTTCTCAACGCGTTCTGGAGATGTCTCTTCTCTTGTTATCCTACCTAGAGTTTTAGCTTTTCGACCATTCTTTTGTGCATCTGCCCGCTCGTCACGTATTTCTTTTTCTTTAGCGTCAAGTTTAGCTACGGTATCAAAATACTCAGTTACTTTCTCATACTTACCGTCAGCTAGACGCTTACCGTAGGTCAACGCATTTTTTGAGTAAACTTGTTTGTTTTCCGGTATAAAGGCATCAATACCTTCTAAGGTCATTTCACCTACTAACTCATTAGCGATGGCTATATTTTTGCTATCTTCTTTAAACCAACCATCCCTAAAGGCTTTTTTTGCGTCGTTTATTACACCGGTAAAGTGTTTCATTTCTTCATTGCGTATACCGTCTATTT